TTGTTTTGAAAGCATTAGAGAAAATTACAGTTTTAGAACCCCCTGAAGTACTAAGATCATATTCTCTATCTGTTCTATCGGGCATATCAATAGTAGTTCTAAGTTTTGTAACTATAACATTATGGTTAGGGTCTGCTGTATATAACTTCATTCTGAATTTATAACCCCAAGCTTTATAATCTCCAATACTAAAAGGTGTCCAGGGGGTCCAAGTAGCTAAAGGATCTAATGGATTATCTTCTGTAATACTAATTTGTAATTGTCCATCAGCATCAGAAACATCACCGCCATCAAATTTACCACTATTATCATCAAATAGACCAGAAGCTGTATCAAATGTAGTGCCTACATCTGTAGTAAATAAATCAATATCTGTTGTAACTCTACTAACATATGCTGCCCCTAAATCTATAGGATTTTGTGAAAACTCATAATAACCTAAAGTTTTTACTAGACTAGATCCTGCTGTTACAATTCCATAATCATATATATCTACAGGATTAATAGTTTCTGCATTTAAATCTACACCAGCTTCATCAAAATCATGAAAACCAGATAAATCACCAGTACCACCACCTATCGCAATAGAATAAGTTCCTGTCAAACCGTCTGATAAAGGTACTCCTATACCACCATTAAGATTAGTAGAATCTGCTAAATTAGTAATAGAATCATTATCTATATAATTGGTAACTCCTAATGTAATTAGCTCTAAATCTTCGGTAGTATATGGGTCTATAGAATAATCTGCATCAGATATTTCTGCTAATCTTAAGGTGTTACTCTGTACCGAAGTATCTGTATGTTGACCTAAAAAATTAGTATCTTCTGTACAAGTATGTACAGCATTCATTGATAATAGTGTTGCTACATTTGATTTACTTATAGAAGCATCTACTGATTCATTATCTGAAGAATCATATGCTTTAATTAAATAACTTCCAGCTAATAAAGGCACGGTTGCAGTAGAATTACCACCATCAATCTTACCTCCAATATCTGTAGCTCCAGACCACTTAGGATCTATTATATTAGAAGTATATCTAAATCTATAGTAACCACCATTAATTACATCTAAATCAGTATTTGCAGTAGGTCTATCCCAGGATAGAATAGCATTATTACCAACGCCAACTAAACTGAAGTTTTCTACGTTTGATGGTACAGTTTGTTTTCCTGATAGTACACTAGTTTTTGGTGACCAGTTAGAAAATTTACCTAAAATATTTTCTAGTTTTACTCTTACTGAATAAGTGCCTGCTGGAATATTATCTACCTCTATATAAGGTGATTGAGTATTACCTAAAGATTTCCAACTACTATTTGTTTCTTTATATTCTGCATAATATTGTTTTATATACGGGTAAACTCCACCATTAACTGTTGGAGCTTCCCAAGATATTAACATTCTATTATTTACTGATCTATTAGGGTTTAGGAATAATTCTTCCCCTATACTTAAATTAATAATAGAAGGTACAGAACTACTAGGATTAGGTAGTGAATTTATTCTTTTATTTTGTAAACTTAAATCATTTTCTATATGATCAAATTTTGTATTATTATATTCTAAAGCTGTGACTGTATATTCGTTTTTATTTGATTCTGTTATTGCTAATACTCTGAAATCTTGAGATTCTGCTTGACCTAGTTCATCTAAAACCCATAAAAATTGTGTATTTGGAATATCTTCAAAAGCTTCTGATAATTCTATAAAATTATGAGAACCAGAACTAATATTAGTTACGCTTTTAGTATCAACAAAAGTATAATCAGTCCATTGACCTGAAGCATTTATACAATCAACCTCTGAACTATAATTAGAGTTTATTTCTCCTTCTATTATACAGGCTGGATTAGTATGTATAGTGCTAAAATTATAAGTATTATTAGAATCTAAAAGTACAGGGTAATCTAAATATATTTTAGTATTAGAGGTACTGGTCCAGGTTTCCCCGGCTGCTACACAAGAACTTTCACTTGTATAATTAGAATTACTACAAGATCCAGCAAGTATTCTACCACCCATACGTTTACCAGATCTTCCAGGATCTGCAATCTTTATAAGATCACCAGGTCTTAAAGAAGCCCCTTCTATACCTGTTTTAAAAGATATAATATCTGTTTCTAATCTTTCAGAATATAAAATCCATTTACCAATTCTATGTGCTTGCGCTCTTGAAGTACAACCAAAAGCTACAATATCTGTTTGTCTAACCCCCCATTTACTTATACCATCTCGATCTTCTACATACTCTACATTTCTTCTATAAAAGTCTTCTGGATTATTCCAAGTTATTAAAGCAGTAGTATGTCTAGCTTTTTTAGCAGTACCGGAATAAGTAAATTCACCACCAACAACATTAGCTTCACTAAATAACATTATTGGGTCTTTTGGTGAATCTTGTACAGCAGTTAACATACCTTGCCCCCAGTATGTCATCCCTCTAAATACTGAAGCTATATCAGTTATTAACTTCATAGCCTCATTTTGAGTCTGTAGGAAAAGATTTAAAGTAAACCTTTTCTCTTTAGAACCAAAACCATCATCAACACCAATAAAGTTACCCGAAGAATTTACAGCATCACAATATCTTGCAATTTGATATAAAGCCCACTTGTCTATATGATTTTCAGGAATGTAATCCCCTAAACCATATCTAGAATCTGTTAAAACATCATAATAACACCAAGCCGGATTATTAGACCAAGCAGTTTTAAAAGTACCATCCCAAGAACCAGAGTATAAATTATTACCAACAGAAGGGTTTTCCACTGAATTATAATTAGAAGGTACTCTTACTTTAGTACCTTTAATATCATAAGCTCTATTAGGTATTCTACTAAACTGCTTTGCATCTATTTGAACCCCTATTAAAGCACTATTTGGATAAGTAAATTTATTATCTACAATTTGAGTATAAGATTGCCAATATAATGCATTTTGAATAGATAAATCAGCCGCATCATCTGTAATTCTTTCTACTTTTATATATACAGTAGTAAAATCGCCTGATAAATTAATTCTATGCTGTCTCTCATACTTTTTAGTAGTTTTACCATTAATAGTAGAAGTAACTCGTTCTACAAAACTTCCATTATCATATTTAATATAAATTATATAAGATACTGAGCTACCATGCATATCCCCAGTAGATTTATCTTGTGTAGTTAAGGAAGGGGTAAATAAAGTTACTGATAAAGCGTCTAAATTAGGGTTAGTAATAGCTCTAATTACCGGCCCTGGGGAACCTTTTTTAATTTCTACACCAACTGAAGTAGCTGTTTCTACAGAAGAAAATCCTGGTATATAATCTTGTGCTTGAGTACCAGTCCTCTGGTCCCAAGTTACATTTTCAAAATTATAGGTACTATCAGAATTCTGTATTACTGTTTCATTTAAATAAATAGACTTTGCACCATCAACTAGACCTTCGATTTCTCCCTCTGCTATTAAGTCTAATACTCTGGCACTAGCTTTTGAAAATAAATCATCTGGGTCTTCTGTAGCTGGTTGTACTGCACCACCCTTACCACCACCCTTTGAACCCATAGTAGGTATATCTTTAGAAGATAATTCAAAACTTTCACCATTATCTCCACCATTATGTACCCTAATACCATTAGCTATAAAAGTTTTATAGTTATTTACAGTAATATTATAAACTGTATTATTATCTGATACAGTATTAATACTTTCAATAGGTAGTATAGTTCCGGAATCACTAACTAAAGCATCATTATCTGAGAAATCTCCAACGCGTTGGAAAGTATTATCTTCTCTTAAGAACCAATGATTAAAAGTAGTATAAATTACACCCATCCAGTGTTTAATTCTAACTACTGGATGATCCTCATGTTTTGAGGTAGAGTTAACTGTACTCGTATGTATAGTACCATCTACATCAAAACAAAATACTTCGTCACCTTCTTTTAAGTTTTCAATAGGTAAGTTACCTAATGGAGTAGATACTAAAGTGCCTGCAGGGAAACAACCCTTACTACCACCTACAGCTTTTTCTCTAAGTGATGGACCTTTTGTATTCCATTCCTTTATATGTTTAAAATCTTCACTATTCACGGTACATAATCCTCTGAATAAACTCCTGAACTTATAATAGCACTACCAACAACCATTCTTCCATAACAAATAGGAATAGGAGCACCTTGATTACTAGTATTTACTGGACCATCAAAATAATAAGAAGGTTTATTTTCTGCATATTGGTATTCGCTCATTTTTGGTTGTGGTGCCATCATTTCTGCCACACCCTGTAACATCATAGATGCACCAAATTTTGCTACAGCAGCATGAGAAACTGTTAAACCACCTATAGAAAAAGCTGTAGCATTCCAACCGTTTATACCTGCAGCGCTTATTGCTTCAAAACTAGCAGTTTCAAATGCTGCCATTTCCGCAGCAGTACCAGGTCCTATAGTTGATACCACAGGCCATGCCGCCCATATTAAAAAAGCTCCGACAATAACCTTACCCAAGCTTTTTGAACCAGTTACTACTGGTATTATTTTGAAAGTTTGTTTTCCTAAAGGATTATTAAAATCTAGAGTGTCTATTGATTCTTTACCAATTAGTACGTTATATGTAGTATCTGAATTTACTAAATAATCTCGAAAGCCATTAATATTAACATCTAATGCTCTAATTGCTTCTGCGGGTGTTTTAACGTCTAAATTAAACTCTTTTCCAAATTTATTACCTA